ATGCCCGGGACTTGCACCCGGATCTTCCCGCTCAGCGGGGTGAGTTACTTCCTCCAGGGCCGCAAGGGGAGTCTAGGTGAGGGTAGCCATCCCGTGCCCACACTTGCCCACGAGACCCGGTGATTCAACGAGACTGAGCGTGACCCGTCTGCACTGGTAGGGCGCACTTCGGTCCAACTACCAGGAGGCTGGGGAGAGTTCAAATCCCTCCGCTTCCGCCAGAGCCCCTCACCTGTTGTTGCAGGTGAGGGGCATTTCGTTTCAGGGGGTGTTCAGGTACGTCTCGATGGCCTGCTGGGCCTTCGGGTTGGCGTCGTTCAGGCCGATGAGGCCGCCGATGACGGCGCCGGTCGGGCCGCCGATGATGCAACCGGCGAGGCTGCCGGGGAACATGGATATGCAGCCGATGCCGAGACCGATGACGGCGCCCATCGCGGCCCCCGCGGCGCCGCCCTGCGCCCAGCCGACGCCCAACTCGTTCAGCATGTTGTCCAGTGCCTGCTGTTTGGTCAGTGCCTGCTGTGTGGCCGGTGGCGGCGGGTCGGCGTGTGCGGTCCCGGCTCCGACGAATACCGCTCCGGTGACCAGCGCCGATGCTGTCACCTTTTTGATCAGGTTCATCGCGATCCCCACCTTGCGGCCGAAGAACGAGTCCGACCGACTGTAGCCCCGTCATTTCCCCGTTGTGCGGTGAACGCTCTGCACCGTTACCTGGTTGCCGCCGTGACTGTCTACCGGGTGCCGCCGTGGGCGAACCCGTCACCGACGACCGACTCCACAGCGACTCGAAGGGTCCGGGACGGGGGTACACAGTGTGTACGTCCTCGCGTCCGTGCTCTCAGTCTGGCTGAGGCCGTGGCCGTGGTTCCGGACTCCCACGACGCCGGCCTGACATCACCGTGGAAGCGCCCCCGCCGGTCCGGAGGATGAATTGCACCGGGCCGCAATTGGTTTCGTCTGACGGGGCTGTGAGCGACGAGCAGGGCGGTATCAGCCTCACTCCGCCGACCACGGAGGTTAGGTGCCGTGATCGACGGGGCGTAGCCGCTACCGGTGGCTGTCGTCGATGGAATCGAACCGCTCGAGGGCAACGGCGATCGGATGCTCATGCCCGACCTCATGCTCGACGAGGGCGGCGCTTTCCCGGAGCCCAGAGCGAGCGTGGCGTGTACGTCTTCGCTGGACGGAACCGCGTCGGTGATGACGTACAGGCCAGGTGTAGTTATGCCGATTTGTACCGGCAGCGGGTGGTTGGATTCCGTACGGATTCCGCACGTGGACTGTTGAATAGCGATAACCGCAGTTCAGATGGTGCCCCCGGCAGGAATCGAACCTGCGACCTAGAGAGTCGCAGCGACTTCGTGTAAGACACTTCGCTCACCGTAAGATTTGACACTTCAAATCAACCGCTGAGTACGCATCTACATGCTGTTTTGTGTCAAACAGGCACCTGTCCACATGGCTTGACCGGGAGTCGTGTGCAGTTGCTGTTTTTGTCCATTGCCGTCGAATAAACGACAACTCCGTGGTGTATGGTCGCCGCCGAGGGGGTCGAACCCGCGGCCTCGAACAGAAAATGACCCGCCGTGAGCGGTAACTCACGACGGGTCGGTGTCCGACTAAAAGGGAGTCGAACAGTGCCTCAGGATACCTCTGTCCACCGGCAGGTGACCCGGTGAGCATCGAAGCAATTGCGTGGGTTCTCGAACGAGCCGACATCCCGTCGCCGTCGCCGACGGGCATACCGTCGGCCCCGAGTCTGAGCATGGTGCTCCTCGGCCTTGCGAACCACGCCGACCGCCGCGGTGAGGATGCCTACCCCTCCGTCCGCACCCTCTCGCGGTACGCCCGGATCTCCGAACGTCAGGTTCAGCGCTGCCTGTCCGCCCTCCTCGAGCTCGGCCTCATCGAGCGGGGAAACCAGCGGATCGTCGAGGCGAAGATCGAGCGGGAGGACCGCCGTCCGGTGGTCTACAACCTGTTGATCGAGCGGGGTGTCAGCTCGTCACCCCGCCCACAGAAGCCGCAGATCGAACGGGGCGACAACTCGTCACCCCGAAGCGAGCGGGGTGACAAATCGGCACCGAACGGGGTGACAGGAGCGTCCGAACGGGGTGACACCCATGTCACCCAAACCGTCCTTGAACCAAAAGATGATCCTGCCGCTGCACGCATCGCCCCCGACGACGAAGCCGCTGTCCGGCTCGCGGAGCTCGAGGTCGCGACGCGGGCGGCTGGGCTCGGTGCCCGCTTCGACAGCCTCTCGGCGGCTCAGCGCGGGACCGTCGATGCGTTGATCGTCGTACACGGCACCGAGGTGTTGGTGCGCGAAGCCCGTCGCCTGCACCGTCCGGACGATCCTGCTCGGTACGTGTCGGCGTGGATCCCGTCCTGGCTCGCGTTGCCGGCCGAGGGTGGCGGATCGACGCGAACATCGGTGACGCGGTGCGGCAAGTGCGTCAACTGGTGGATCGAAGACCCGGTCACCGGACGGCCGATCCGCCGCTGCACCTGCCGTTCTGCGGCGGTGACGGCATGACGATCGCCGAGTTGCTCGACCAGGTCCTCGCCGACTCGCGGGAGCGCCTGTGCACAGAGATCCACTCCAACGGTGACGTCGCGATCTCGTACGCGCATTCGCTCTGGGCGCTCGAGAACGACCTCCGTCAGCTTTCCGACCGCATCCGCGAAGGAGCTCTGCAGTGAAGCGCAACATCGACGCCTATGCCTCGTACGGCATCGCGCTCCTGGCCTTCGCCTTGAGTTACGCCAAGCTCGAGGATCTAGCCGCGCGTGCCGGGTACGGCGATCACATGGCGAAGATCTGGCCGCTCGCCGTGGACGGGCTCGCCGTGATGGCGGCTCGAGCCGTGATGCGATTGTCCGCCGGGCGAGGCTTCGCGTGGGCGCTACTCGTCGGCGGGACGGTCGTCTCGGTCCTCGCCGCGGTCCTTGGTGCGATGGTGCCGCCCGGACCTCTGCCGCCTCTCGCCACCGCGGCAGTGACGATCATTCCGCCGCTCTGTCTGCCGCTTGCGGCACACCTCGCCCGCAAGATGCTCGATGCGGCACCGCAGGGGGATGCCGCATCGGAGGAAGCCGCACTCGAGACCGCGGCCGAGATCGAGGTGCCACAGGAGCCGTCCGCCGCACCTGCCGCGTCCGAGGAAGTTGCCGCAGTCGACGAGGATGCCGCGGCGGAAGAAGTGCCGCAGGTGATCGAAGCCGCGCCCGCCGCACTGGTCGCGCCCGCCGCACTGGTCGCGGTTGCCGCACCGCAGACGGAGAAGCCGCAACGTGTTCGAGAGCCGCAGGCCGCGGCAGTGCGGCAGCCGGTCACGGTCGTCGCCGCGGTCGACAGTGCGGCGAAGGAGAAGAAGCGTGCCGCACCTCGTAAGTCCGCCGCACGCTCGGCTCGGTCTGCCGCGGCACGCCTCGCCGACGATCCGGAACTCGTTGCCGCGGCGGTGAAGATCTATGGCGAGTGCGGGTCCTTCCGGGCCGTAGGTCGCGCACTCGGGATCGACGACAGAACAGTCCGCCGTTGGCGAGACGACGGACTCCTCGAGGTGTCGTGAGGGTGCGAGAACTATTCGCGCGTAAGCGATTACGTCCGTAACCTTGAGGGTGATCTTGCTTCACTTCTCCCGGTCGAATCTGACCGGATCCTCATCGGAGTCGCACATGTTCGCTCGTCTCGTCGACGTCGTCCGGTCCATCCGGCCGATCGCCATGCTCGCCATCGCCGCCGGTCTGTTCATCCTCGGCCTCGTACTTCCGGGCCTGCAGACGGCGTGGCTGTTCGTCGCCATCGGCATGGGCCTCGGGGTCGTGGCAGTCACCATCTGGGATGTTGTCGCTGACCAGCGACGACGCGGAAAGAATCGCACACCTGTTCGATAATTGTTAGTCTGATCCCGCGGGTCGGAGGAGGGAAGCCTCCGGCCCGCAACACTCAAGGAGGAGTGGTTGTGAAGAACGCACTCATCTTGGTCGGTGCCTTCGTCGCCCTGGCCGTGCTGTTCGCGTACTGGAAGGTCATCGTCGGCGTCATCCTGGTCGGCCTCGTGCTCTGGGGTCTCATCGCCGGAGTCTGCAAGTTCGCGGACAAGCGGCGTGACCGGCTGAACGGTGAGCAGTCCGAACGCTCGAAGCTCGCGACCCGAGCTCGGATCCAGAACGAGCAGTACCTCGCGGGCGAGGATCGCGGCCTGTACGGCAACTTCCGTCCGGAGTCACTCGACTAGGTCCACAAACGACAAGAACGCCCAGCCGATCGCAAAGGATCGACTGGGCGTTCTCATGTGTGGGCTCAGGCGGCGGGCTCGATGTCCCATCCTGCGGCGTAGCGGATTTCGTCGCTCGTGTCGCGAATCTCGACGGACAACCACGATCCGATGAGGCTGATCGTGATGGTGTGCCCCGGAAGTTCCGGGAGGAAAATGGGTTCCACGGGTGATCCCGTTCTGGCTAGAGGTCCTGCCCGGCGATCCAGTCGATCGCAGGTGTGAAGTAGACCTTGTCGGTCTTGATGCCCGCCGCGTAGAAGCCGAAGCGGCGGCGGGATGGTCCGACCGCGACGATGTTGCCGCTGTCGGTCCAGGTCAGGAACGACGAGCCGTTCCTGTAGGCGGTGTAGACGTTGCCGACGGCCCGGAACTCGAGGGTGTCTCCGTACGAGATATTCGTCGTCGTCGACGCCCGGACGGTTGCCGCACCGTTGACAACAGATTTGATCGAGCATCCCTTGCCGGTCGAGAAGGCGAGCTCGGCGTGCGTTCCTGTGGCCCAAGCCGATCCACTCCGGAGGGCCAGGCCGGACTCCTCGCTGGCGGGCGGGGTTGTGGGGGCGACGATCAGCGCGGTTACCGATTGATCGTCGCTGCCGAGGTCGATCGTGGTCAGCGCCCACACGCTCGTCGAGGTGCTGGTAGCCGGACACTGTGCTGCGCCGGAGTAGATGAACGGCGAGAGCGACGAGGTGATCCAGTTCGTACCGATGGGGGCGCTGAGCCGGTCGAAATTGTCGGTCCACCGGACCTGTGCCTGCCCGGTGATGAGTGCCTCGCCCGCCACGGCTCCGCTCGCGTAAGCGCGTGCCGATGCGGTACCAGTGACAGAGGCAGCGCCCGAGATGAGTCCGGAAAGAACAGGACGTGCGATGCCTGTGATCGATGCCGAGCCGGTCGCCGAACCTGCGAGTCGTGGTTGTGCGATGCCGATGATCGACGCCGATCCAGTGACTGTTCCGGGCAGCTTCGCCTTGGCCTGGGCGGTGATCGAAGCCGAGCCGGAGACTGTGCCCGATGCGGATGCCTTGGCCTTCGCCGTGCCCGTCATCGAGCCCGTGCCGGCCACTGTGCCCGCGGCGGAAGTTCGTACCGACGTGACCACACCGCTGATGGTGGCCGCACCTTCGACAGTGCCCGCCGCCAAGCCGGGCACCTGAGGAACGAGGTCGGCCGACAGGACGAGCTTGCGGTCGGCCGGACCTGTCAGGGTGAGGACTCGAGCGGTCGGCTCGGCCAGCGTCAGGGTGCGGGGCTCGGGTGACGGAAGGAGGAGCTCCCGCGGGACGGGAGCCGGAAGCGTGATTCGCTGCATCTGCTGCCCTTCTACGCTGCGAGGGTGCCCGACCAGATCCAGGACGACCCGTTGTACTGGAAGAGGTCACGACTGTTGGCGTACATGAAGACGTCGCCGGGGATCATGCCGACGACGTCGCCGTAATCCCAATGTTCGGAGTTCGACAGGTACCACCGACTACCGCGCAGGTTGCTCATCGTGTCGCGGATCCGATCATCGACGGCAGCCTCGAAGCCAGTGACGTCGGTCGGCAAGTGGGTGTGGACCGCATCGGCCCGGCTCGCGATGCCCTCCTCGATGTGGTTGAGGCGGGGTGCAGAGATCGGTGTGCGACCGTCCGGGCCGGGAGACCAGATCTGCTTGGCGTACGGCACGAGTCACGCTCCTGGATAGAGATCGTCCGAGGGAAAGAGCAGCTCGGAAGGGAAGATGGCGTCCGCCCCCGGAGCCCACACCTCGGGCAGGAGATCCGCCGGGAGGGTCAGGATCTGCGGTCCGCGCCACGAGAGCGTCAGTGTCCGGGGTGTGGGTGCGGGAACGATGAGACGCATGGTCAGGCGATCGTCAGTGTCGGGGTGACGATGATCTGTCCTGCAGCGGACAGGGTCGTCGAGTTCAGCGCGATCTTGGCGATGAAGTTTCCGCCGGTACCTCCAACCGACCACACACCAGCCCAAGCGAATGTTCCCGGAGGGACGTTGATCGTGACGGCGGACCCAGTCGCGGTGCCGTCGACTGCTGCGCCGGTCCACGTCGTCTGAACCCTGGCGTATCCACTGCCGGACGCCTCGGAGCCACCGGTCGTCGTCGGGTCTGCGGTGTGAAGCGAGATCCACGAGCCGAGTGTGCCGAGGTAGATCGCGAGCTGCTCGCGGGTATTCGCTACGTCGAGTGCCATTGTTGTGTACTCACTTCCGAGTCAGGCGACCGAGCGCAAGGCAGCGTTCGATCGTGGGGTTGCTTGGGTCCGAGGGGTTCGGCTGGGAGATCATCAGCCGGTATCCGCCGGGAGCGGGGAGCGCGTCGGCGACCGTCCTATTGACGGACCACTTCGCGGTCGTACTGCCGACGACCGCGGGCCAGGATCCGATCTGTGTGGCGTCCGCATCCTCGCTGTCATAGAAGACGAGCGTGATGGTTGTGCCTGCGGGGAAGGTGTTCACCGGACCGTCGAAGGTGAGCTCGCGGACGAAGTCCTCGGTCGCGATGAGGACGAGCGGGATTTTCGGAGGCTCAGGCCCCCAGGAGCTTTGAGCCATCAGGGCACCTCAGGATTCTCTTCGGGGAGAGGCTCGGGCTCCGGCTCGGGTACGACGATTTCGTATCCGGCGAGCCACAGAGCACCGGAGTGCGTGACCTCGGCACCGACGTAGCTGCCCGGCAGGCGGTTCAGTGTCTTCGCCGCGCCGTTCGGATGTGCGGCGACGATGACCGCCTCCGGCGTACCGAAGGACTGGGTCCACACCACGACGTGTTCGTTGCCGTAGAGAGGTGTATCGAGCTGATAGAGGTTCGCCTGCCCGGCGTAGCCGCCGAGATCGGTAGCGAGTTCGGTTGCTGTAGACATTGATTGGTCTCCTAATCGAGGATGTGTTCGAGGACGCTCACGCATCCGGCTGCACCGTTGCTTGCGACGCTTCCGCCGCCTCCACCGCCACCGGCCGGGAAACATCCCGCACTCGACGCGCTAGTTGCTGTGCCGCCGATGCCGCCCCATCCGGACTGGCACCACTGCCAAAAGTTGGGCACTCCGACGTAGTGGTAGACGTGCGATAGCCCCGACGGACCTCCGCCGCCGCCAGCGCCTCCACCTCCGCCGCCTCCGGCCAAGAGTCCGGTGACCATGTCTCCGACCCATCCGCCGTTCTGCCCGGTGCCGCCCCCCTTACCGCCTCGCAGCGAGGAGTAGCCGCCCTCTCCGGGGGTGGAGCCGACAGCGCCACCGCCGCCGGGGACGGAGAGGAGATTGCCGAAGGAGGACGCGCCACCGGCTTGGCCTGGACCGCCGCCCGGGCCGACGGTGACGATGACGGTCTCCGGAAGGGACAGGGCGGGGATTCGCTTCAACGTCCGCACCGCACCTCCGCCGCCCCCGCCAGCGCCGTTAGCGTTCGAGATGCGCGATCCGCCGCCTCCGGCCGACCGGATCACGAGTTCGATCGCGAACAACCGCGGGGGCTTCGTCCAGATGCCGGAGCTGGTGTACACGTGCAGGTTGCTGTGCATCAGCTCATCCGCTCGATGATGAACATGATCGGGTTTCCGCCGGTACCTCCGCGGCCGACACGGGGCGCGGTCAGTCCGCCGCCACCACCTCCACCGCCGCCACCGGGAAACGCGCCCTGGCCGCCGCGGACCGTGGTGTCCCGCATTGCGCCCGCACCGCCTCCGCCGCCGGTTGCAACGACCTTGGACGGGGCTTCTCCTGCAGCGCCTTGGGTTTGGCCTCCTGGGCTGATGCCGCCCTGTCCACCGGTTCCGAAGATGGCTCCGCCGCCTCCACCGCCGCCCCCTCCACCGCCGTGCAGGTCGTAGGCGGACGTCGACGAGCTTCCGCCGGTCGCGGTAATGCCGTCGATGTAGGCACCGTGGCCTCCCCAACCGCCGAGGATCATCCCGGAGCCGCCTGCTCCGCTGACTCCGCCTGTACTACCGGACGATCCGCCGTTGCCGCCGCCCGCTTTCAGGAGGTAGTCGTTCTCGCCGAAGATGCAGTCTCCTCCGCCGCTTCCCGGTGCATCTTCTGAATTCGCACCGGCACCTCCGGGCCACATCTGAATCGGGATGCCCTTGAACGATCCGTCGCCGTTCTTCGGCAGCATCGAGGCGGGGATGGTGGTGTGGACCTCTCCGCCGCCTCCGCCGCCACCACCACCGAACTGGTTGGCCGGAATGAGATTCCACGCGCCCGATCCGCCTCCGCCCCCTCCGCCGATCAGGATGACGTCGATCGAGACGATTCCGGGGCTCGGGTGGTACGTGTTCGGTGATGTGTACACGATCGAGTTGCCCTGCAGGATGAGCTGATTGAACGCGTCCTGAAGGGCGAGGATTCCGTTCCGATGGTTCGTGATGACAGGCAACTCGGAGACGTAGGTGTTGTTCACCGTCCCGAAGATCGCGGAGACGATGTTGGCGAATCCGCCGAGGATTCCGTCGACGCCCATGAGGTTGTTCTGGGCATCACCAAAGCCACCAAGGGACTTCGAACGCATCTGCGCTCGGATGCCGGCCTCGGTGACGTCCTGTCCGAACTTGGTTCCGACGACGTACGCCCCATCTGGCCGCGGAGCTCCGGGAGAGGTCATTGGTTAAACCTCTTCCTCGATCTCCGGCGGAAGCGGAGGCTCTTCTGGGACCTCGACCTGCGGAGCGTGCTGGCGGAGCAGACCTGTGAGGACAGAGGCGTACGTCGAGAGAGCGCGGATGTACCGGACGGCGACCTTGATGACTCCGCGGTCCTTCTCCCGCTGCGCCTCAAGCTCGGCGACCTTGTCTTCCGCCGCCTTGAGACGTACGGCGAGGCGTCCGGTCCAGACAGTGAGGAGGCTCGTCGCCGCAATGCCGATCGCGGTGATGCGATCTGCAGTGAGGAGGTCGGTGACGAGCTGCTCGGCGCTCACTTCGTGCCGCCCGCGGTGTGCTTCGCGATCGCGTCGACCAGGGTGAGGGTCTGGCCGCGATCGTTCTTGCCGAGCTGAGGCCAGGGGCCGAGCTGGGTGAGGATGAGGTCGAGCTTGCGGTTGAGCTCGTTGTACTGCTCGGGGGTCACGGTGCCTCCTGCTGGTGGAGCGGTCGGATTGAGGAGCGCCGCGGTCTTTGCGACGAGGACGTCCCAGGGGAAGTTCGGTCCGGGATCGGTGTGGTCGACCTCGTGCCAGGCCTCGGAGATCTCGGCGTGACCGCAGATGCCCTTGCGTCCGGCCCGCAGGTCAGCGGCGGAGATCTTCACCGGAGGAATGCCGTAGATGCGGCAGTAGAACGCCAACATCTCGGCGAGCTTGTTGATCTGGCCTGTGTACGAGAGCCACTCGTTCCGGGACTGACGGGCGAAGCCCAGCGCGCAGACATGCCATCCGCGATCGTTTCCGGTGTAGCCAGCGGCCCACGGAGCGAACTGGTCGTCGTTCGAGCGCCCGGTGACGCCCTGGCGGTCGACCATCGTGTTGTACGAGGCACCGTTCGCCTTGTTCGCGCAGAACTGCAGGAGCGACGGGACGGTCAGCGCACCCTCGGAGGTGTGTACCGCGAGGAACTGAGTTGCCGAGCGGACGCCGCTGTCGGCCTCGGTGAGAAGAGTGTGGTCACAGGCGAACTGGGCCATTTAGATGTCCCTCCACTTTCGAAGAATCTGGTCGCGGGCCTTGCCGGTCATCTCGAGCGAGATGACTCGTCGCTGTTCGGCGTCGGAGACGCCCATGAGGTAGCCGTTGACGGTGCTGGGGGAGTGGTCCGCAGGACTGAAGGTCGATGCGACCTCGGCCTTGTCGATCTCCGGCTCGGGAGCCTTGAGGAGCCCGGTCTCGTAGAGCTGCTCGGCGATGACGACCTGTTCGTTCGGGGTGTACGCTGACACGTCCGGAATCACGACCGGGTCGAGATCCGGCTCGTCCAGGTCCGCCCATCGGGCCGTCGCGTTCAGCGGATGCTGTGGACCGCGGTGCGGCGGTACGAACTTCTTGACCTGAAGCTCGGGGTGATGGCGAAAACCGAGATCCCAAAAGTGCTGAGACCATTCGGGAGAGATCATCGGTGGCGGGGAGAACGTCTGGTTGGGCGCGAACGGCAGGCTCACAAAGGCCCACTTGAAGGCGTCCCGAGGATCGTCCGGATCGCAGGATTCGCGGGTGGGGATTGACACGAAACCCTCCTGGGCTAAGTAACTCCGAGCTCTTGAAGGAGGCCGCGGATGTCCTGGAACTTCTCGAAAAGTTCGATGACGGAGTCGTTGTGTTGGCGCTCGCCGATCTGGATTTCCCAGGTGGGCGGCTTGTCTCGGTCCCAGGAGAGGGTCAGCTCAGACACGCGCTCGACGATGATTCGTCCCGACATCGACTGAAGGGCGAAGCCCACTCGGTCGCCGACGAAGAAGTGGCCGAAGCCGTTCTGGCCGATGCGCCACGGTGCACCGTTGGCGATTCGCACTGCGACCGAGTTGATCTCGCGGGTCTCCCACATGCCGGTCCGCATGGCGAGGAGCCAGGCGAGGGTGTACGCCCGGTCAGCTCCGTCCTGGAACCGCTCGAAGTAGTGGAATGCGCCGAGTTCGGTCGCGCGCTGTCCATTTCGATGCTTGCCGAAGGCCCCGAAGACGTCCATGAAGAGGGGCGAGATCAGCGAGTCGGCGATACCGCCGACAGGTGGGAGTCCGGGAACCATCGCCAAGGCGTCACCGGCCATTTGGATGGTCGCCCGGATGGACTCGTTGATGCCGGGCATCGAGTGTCCGCCCGCGATCACACCGACCGGGCCGGGAGGCTCGTGGATGAACGTGGATTCCTGGATGGCGGTGTGCTCTCCGTCGCGGAACACAACTGCGGGCATCGACGGTTCGGTGCCAAGTACGCCAGGGGCGTAGTACGAGCCGGGGACGTTCGGGTCGTTGACGGTCTCGAGGGATTCGTCGAGTCCGTTGCTCCCGATGCTGGTGAACTCACGAATGAGTCCCGCGAAGAGGTTGCCGCCGAACGAGGTTCCGGTGTTCCACCCGGACTTGTCGACGAGATCCCAGACGATCGTGCCGTGTCGGAGATTCGCTCCGGGCCACGGTTCCGGGTCACCCTTGAGGTAGCGGCGGTACTCCCACGAGAGCTGGGCGTCGGCGACGGTCTTTCGGCTGACCTCGTGCATGTTCTTGAAGCGCGAGAAGACGATTGCACCGACACTGGTGTCCGGGGTGAGGTCGGGCTTGACGACCTGCGTCCAGTTCGACTGGTCGAGGTTGAACCAACCTGCGAGGTCCATCGGGTTGTCCGGCAGGATCCAGGCAGTCGTGTTGAGGCGGAGAAGGTTCAGGTGCAGTGTGGTTTTCAGGCACCATCGGGCTTGTCCGAAGATGACCCACCTCGTCGGAAACTGAATCTCCGGCGGAAGGCACGGATTCGAATACACGACAATGTTTTTGAGGTGCTCGTAATCCGAGAGGAACGTGACGCGGACGAACTGTCGGCCCGTGTCGTCCTTGATGAACTCGAAGCGCTTCATCGTCCCGGACCATCGAGCGCCGTCCGAGTCCGCGGTGACGATGACGTTCTTCTTGCGCTCGGTCGTCGCGATGATCCACTTCGCCAGATAGTGGTCGAAGGGGATCTCGATGACGCCTGTTCCGGTCTCGTTGTCCACGAACTGAAACGAGGCGGAGTTGAGTTGAGAACAGACGCCGCGGAGGTTCATGTCGCCGTCCCAGAGACGGACGACGGGCGGCGTCAGACGACGCTCGCGTTCCGCTTCGAGGCGGCCGGCAATCTCGCTGAACACCGCGTCGAAGTTGATGGTCTCGACTGTTGCCATTACTGATTTCCCATTGCGCTAGACCAGGGTTGCGGGCAGCGGACCTGGATGCCGACGCCTGCCGGGGCCTTGGTGACCGCCACCGGGATCTGGGTCTTCTTGGTCCTCGCCGGTACGGGGTAGAGGAAGACAACGCCGTTCATCCGGAGGTAGATCTGGGTGTCGGTGCTCGAGGTGACCTGCGGGTCCTTGGCGGAGTCGCTGGTGTCGATCCGGAGGTGTTCGCCTGCCTGCAGTGCGGGCATGACGATCTGCCGGTTGGCGTCGGCGATCGCGCGTCCGAATCGGTCGTCGCCCCATGAGCGATCGGGGATCGTCCACTTCGCGCCCGTCGCCGCCTGGACAACCCACTGCAGCCAGATGTCCTGGTTGGTGGGGTTGTGAACGGTGACAGAGCCCGTTGCGGTCGATCCGCCCGTCGTGTCGACGGTCGAGATCCACTCGGACGTCTTCGGCTTCTCGTACCAAAAGGGGTCCGGTGCGATGAGCGTCGCGATGACACTGAGGTACTTGATGCGCTGCGGGTCGCGATTGACGACGATCCGGAGGTTCTGACGAAGCCGAACCGTCAAACACCGTCGCGACGAGCCCGTTGTAAACCACAGGCGCGCATCGCGCTTGGTTGACAGTGCCCGCTGCAACTTGGTCAGGTTCTCCTCGACCGACGCGTCCGCGGTGGGGAGGACTTCGATGGTGAGGATCAACTCGCGGGCGGGGTACCGATCGCCGCCGTAGTCGGCACCGATCTGGAAGGCGTGCGAGTTGTAGAAGGTCTCGATGGGCTGCTCGATGAGGTTCTCGATGTCGCCCTCGGCGAGGTAGGCACCGTGGTCACCCTTGCCCTGTCCGGCCAGGGTGATGGTGAGCTTGCCGTCCCACCCCTCGAGCTCGATGAGGGTGTCGTTCTGCATACGTACTCCTGAGAGCGTCAGGAACCGCCTGATCGCGAGAGGTGTGGCCACAGCACCGAGCCCGCCGAGACGTGCTCGACGGGCTCGCTTGCTGCGGTGTGATGTGTTGCGACCTACCGGGAGTAGGCGGCCGACTGAACCTTCTGCTCGACCTTGATGAGGCGAACGAGCTCTTCGACGTCGGCGAGGATTGGGTTGTTGATGTTCACCGAGTTGTCGACGTTCGTGACGTTCGGATCGGCAGCCTTGAGCTCCTCGGCGCGGAGCTTCTCCGACGCCTGGTTGTAGTCCCGAATCGCCTTGTTGTAGCGGTGATCCGGATCAAGGAGAGAGCCCTTGAGTCCGAGGATCTCGAGCGGCGCATCGGCCTTGATGTCGCCCATGGAATCGCTGTAGGTCGTCAGGACGCCGTCGAGGGTTTGGATGGCCTTCGGAGCCGCCTCGAGGAGCTTGCCCATCAACTCTGGGTCGATCTTGGCGAGCGTGTCGTTGAACGCCGCGAAGAGCTTCCACTGGTCGTTCGTGAGGACCGCCTCCGGCTTGCCGGAGAGGTTCACACCGATTCCCTTGTCCGGCAGAACTCCGCCGTTGTCAAAGAGACCGCCGACGAGGTTCTTCGCGCTCTGCCACGTCGAGGACAGCGCGTCGCCGAGACCGCCGACGACACCGCCCAGGAACTCGGACGTGACGTCGACACCATGATCGAGGAACTCCGGCGGGACGCCGAGGTACTTCGGAGGCGGGGCTCCGATCGCCGAGACGATCCCGTCGCGGATCGGGGACACGATCGTGTTGAACGTGTCGTGGATCTTGTCCTCGATGAAGCCGCGCTGTTGCTCGGGAGACGGGCCGACGCGACCGGGTCCACCGGACTGGAAGAAGCCGTTGGCACCGATCCCGAGGTGAAAGACGCCAGGGCTGACGCCGTTCCATTGCGGATCGTCCGCACCGACCGCGGGACCGCCGTAGGCGACGTAGCCGTGTGCACCGCCGGACTCGACGTTGACCGCCGAGTACGGACCCACCGCCGAGAGCGTGCCCGCAGTGTGACCACCACCAGGCCCGCCAGGGTTGTCGTGCACGCCGACGGAGAAGCCTTCGCCGAGACCGGGCACCCACGGCTGACCGCCGGGGAAGGATCCGGTGGCCCAGGACCACTTTCCATCGCCACCGTTGATGATGGCGTCAGCGATCGCGGACATGTAGCCCGAGCAGTCCTCGAAACCCCACGTGTACGGATTGCCGTTGCGCATCTTCGCGGCACGGTGGCCGTTCATCAGCTGCTCTTGCCACGGCTCGATCGGACCGCCGTCCTTGTATGCCGGAAGGAGCTGATCGAACATGCCCTGCGGGTCGACCTTGCCGAGACCCTTGCGCTGGACCTCGTTGCCGTAGCGGTCGAGGTTGTCACGCCCGAGGTCGGAGATGATCTGACCGTTGTTCCAGGAGAACGGGATGCCGCGCGCGATCATGTCGCGGATCGCGTACACCGCATTGTGTCCACCGGCCTTGAGAACCTCTGCCGCGGTGAGCATGTGCTCACCGTTCGAGCCCCACATCAGGACGTCGTCCGACTTGCCGGAGCCCGGTCCGCGGATCGCACCACCGGTAGCGTGCTCAGGGATCTTGGCGAGCGGGGCAGCCGGATCGATGCCAGGCAGGAACTCGGCGACGACGTTCCACGCCTTGAGGATGCCGTTGTTCCAGACCGTTTCGATCAGGAAGTTGATCGGCTTGGCGAGGATCGAGCGAAGGCCGTCCCAGATGTTCTTGATGCCGTCGACGACGTTGCCGAAGAAGTCCTTGACTGCCTGCAGGCCGTTCTTGAGTCCGTCGAACGCCTTGAGGACGATGTTGTCGATGACCCACTGGATGCCATAACCCAGGGCATCCCAGGCGGGCTTGATCAGCGATTCCCAGATCCACTTGAAGAAGTCGCCGAGTAGCTGCAGGTCCGTCTTCAGCGCGTCCCATACCCGCTTGATGATGTTCTGCCAGACCCAGTCAATACCTGCACCGAGACCGTCCCAAGCGGGCTTGATCAGCGAGTTCCAGACCCAGGAGAAGAAGTCACCGACCGCCTGCAGACCGGCCTTCAGGCCGTCCCACGCGGGTCGAATGACGTTCTGCCACACCCAATCGATGCCCGCTCCGAGACCTTCCCAGGCCGGTTTGATGAGCGAGTCCCACACCCAGATGAAGAAGTCGCCGACGGCCTGCAGGCCGGTCTTGAGCGCTTCGAAGACGGGCTTGATGACCGACTCCCATGCGAACGAGATCGCCGTCTTGATGGCGTCCCACACCGTCTGGACGATGTTCCGGAAGGTCTCCGAGTTGCGGTACGCCAGAACGATTCCGGCGACAAGCGCGGCGATCGCCAAGATGATGAGAGAGATCGGGTTGGCGTTCAGGGCAGCATTGAGGAGCCACTGACCGGCAGCCCAGACCTTGGTCGCACCTGCGACGATCTTGCTGATGACGTTGTACGCCGTGACTGCCGCGGTGACGATGCCCCACGTGAGAGCCTGACCCGCCAGTGTCACGCCCATGCTGATGAGCGCGGGCAACATGGTCGCGGTGATGACACCCGCGACCGCGAGGACGACGTCCTTATGCTGGTTGAACCAACCGATGAGATCGGTGATCTTGCCGCCGACCGTGCCGACGATGTCGAGGATGGACCCGAAGGCACCGACGAGGATCGGGATGACCGCTTCGCCGACGTCGCGGATGACTCCGCCGATCGTCTGCAGGACCGGCAGGATCGTGGAGTTGAAGGCGTCGTACAGGTTGCGGGCGGTGACGCCAAGGCTCTCGAGGAATCCAGCGAAGCCGGACGAGGTGACCTCGTCGCCGCCGTCCTTGAACGCCGAGACCATCGCGGTGAAGCCGCCCTTGATCTCGTCGAAGATGCCGCGTGCTCGAGAGGCGATGTCGATGATCGTGTTCATCCACGGAACCTCGACATCTGCACCGTTACCGGTGAAGGCCCCGATAAAGATGGCGACGCTGTCCTTCACCGCCTGGAAGGCAGGCCCAAAGACCGCGGCGACACCGTCGTAGATGTTGCCGAGGCCCGGCAGGATCACGTTGCTGACGAAGTTCGTGAGGCCCTGGGTGACCGTCCGCTTGAACGCCTCGATCTTGTGGGAGAGGTTGTCGTTCAGCGTGGTACCGAGCTGGTCGGCCGATCCGCCGAAGCCGTCCATCGCCTTTCCGGCATCAGCCAGGCCGGTGAGGAATCCGGGGATCTGCGCCTTGTCGAGGTCCTCGAGAGGTGTGCCGAACAAGGCGACCGAGAGCTCGGCTTGCTTTGCCGGATCCTTGATCGCAAGGAGTCCGTTGACGACTTCCTGGGTGGCCTTCTTGGCGCTCTCGCCTCCTGCGAGGAGGCGGTTCTGGATGTCCGCGGTACCGAGTCCGATTGTCTGGATCGCTTCGACCGCGCCGGTATCGCCGAGATCCGTTGCCCGGATGCCGAATTCCTTGACAGCATCGCCGACCTTGTCCATGGCGATCTTGCCCTGGTTGGAGGCGTTGACGATGGTGCCGAACATCTCCTGGCCGCTGAAGCCGATCGACCGGAAGTAGGTCCCGTACTCGTTCGCGATGTCGGGGATCTCGCCGCGCATTGCCGCAGGAACTCGCTGGAACGACGCGGTAATCATGTCGAAGCCCTCGTCGACGTTCTTGACGAGTCCTTGGCCGAGAAGCTGATTGACCATCTGTGCGGACTCGGCAACATCGACGTCGTAGACCTTCGCCAGGTCCATCGCCTTCTTCGTCGCCTTATCCAGTGATCCGTCGTCGAAGTTCACACCGCCGGACTTGCTGAGCGACGAGAACACCGCGTCGACCGCGGTGGTGACGTCGCCCATCGATTCGCCGTACGCCTGGGCGTAGATCTGCCCGGCGACTTTGCCGGCCTTTGCCGCGTCGGCTGGGTTGAGACCCAGACCGGCAGCCAGCTTGTCGGTGGCGACCTCGTTCTCCATCGCGCTCGAGAGCGCTTTGCCGAGGACCGCACCGACCGCGAGGCCTACACCTGCAGCTCCGGCCAGCATCGCCTTCTTCAGGCCGCCGGACATGTTGTTGCCCATGCCCTGACCGGCCTGGTTGCCCTGATTCTGGGCCTGTCCGAGAACCTGGTTGATCGCCGACGGTACGCCGCGCATCTCGGGGATGATCGTGATGTAACCGACTGCCAACTCGACAGCGTTCGACGCCATGAGTCACCGCCTCACACTGTGGAATTGGGACGATTGGTCACCAGCCGATCAGGCTGTCGACCTCGTCGATATCTGTTGCTTCGCCGATGACTTGTTCGTCCTCCCGCACTGTGACGCCGGGACGTGGGAGCGGCTTAGGCTTATTGCCGTTCTTCCCGCCGCCTTGGATCCAGACGAGAAGATTGACGCTGTCGGTGAGGCCTGCCAGGAGGTGGGCGTGGAAGTCCCAGAGGTGATCGGGATCTGCCGCCCGTACCAAGGCGGAGTTCGGATCGTTGGCGAGCTCGCGAACGATCACGATGGCCTTGCGCCAGGTGAGCAGATCGGTGCCGAGGTCCTCGAGGTCGAGATTCATCCGTTGGAGCTCGTACTCGATCGGCCCCCCGTACTCCTCGAGGAGGACTAGGAGGCCGAGGATTCCCCCAGGTCAACGCCCGAGTGGCCGAACCACTCGCGCTGGAACTCCTGGAACTCGTCCGAGTCCATTTCGTCGATGATCGCGATCGCGTCGTCGTCGGCCAGCGATTCGAGGATCGTCCAGAACTGATCGGCCTGATCGAGCTTGCGGGTCTTGCGAATGACGCCCGGCTTGATGGACTTGAACGCCGGAACGGTGACGGTCTCGCCCGCCTCGGTGGTGAACACGAACTCGTCGACCTCGGTCTTCCGGGCGACGGTCTTCTTGCGGGGAGCGGTTGCAGCCATGGGGGATCTCCTGTGGAGTAGAAAGATTGGATGATGTGCAGCCGTTGAGGTGGAGCCCGGTGAGGCGGGCGGCTGCAAGACCCGCCCCACCGGAGTTCAGGGGGTTACGTGGTCGAGAACTTGCCGTCGTCGTAGTAGCGGTAGACCTTGACGCCGTTCTCATCCGGGTAGCAGTTCAGCGTGACGCTGAATCCCTGCAGATCGCCGGAGACGTAGGGGGACTCCTCGACCGAGCCGACCTGGCCGTTCGGCACGACGATGCGCTGGGTCTTGCCTGCAGTGCCGATCATCTCGAAGATCCATGCGCCGTAAGGGAGCTCGGAGCCGGTCTCCGCCACCGTGATCTTGGTGCCCGAGGTGGCAGTCGCCGCGGTCACGGTGATGTTGCTGTCGCCGAAGGCGACCTTGAGTACCGACGGATCGAAGACAGACAGGAGGGTGAACGAGAACGAGACGGAGTGGCCGGACTGCAGGTTGGCGATGACGTCGCCCGCCCAGTCCTTCTTCTCCTCCATCGAGCGCTCGCCGCCCGGCTGGACGCCGTCCTCGCCGACCTTGCCAAGCTTGATGAACGCGGCGTTCGGTGCGGTCGTGATGTCGGTCGGAAGAGCGGTACCGATCGGAGCGCGGAGGATTCCGCCAGTCGCCTTCGGCTTACCGGCGGAGATGGTGTGGACGCTGTTAACGGCCATGGGTCAGACCTTCTTTCGGGAGGTGGAGGGCCGCGATGGCTCAGACGCCTCGGAGGTGTTCTCCGGATCTGCGACGAGAGCGGCGGTGGGGGAGGGTGCCTGCTCGGCGACCCATCCGGCATCGACCCAGTCCTGGGCCTTGTCGTTCGGCACGTCGTATTCGACGCCCGCGACCGTTGGATGTGTGACGATCATTCGAAAACTCGTCCTTGCGTGAGGAATTCAGCCGTGAACTGGAAGCGCGAAGCGCCCTGGGTCAATGGATCTGGGAAGCAGACCGGAGTCGATGAACTACTCGAGGTGATCCAGCCGTCCTGGACCTCGATGTCGACGTCGTCGAGGAGCGCTCGAACGAGTCGAGCCAGATCCGACGCTGGATCGTCCTGCGGACACCAGCATTCGATGAGAACACCAGCGTCTTCGTGGAGGACGTTTCGACGAGTACCGCCGACGCCCGAGATCCGGACCATGTTCTCCGGACGGTCGCCCGGCACCTTGGAAGCGACAGTGACCGTCATCGAACGTGCATCGAGCTCCGCCTGGACGTACTGCACGAGTGTGGGCTCGAGATCGGGGAAGATGACGAGTTCGCTCATGTGCCCCTCATCTTTCGAACGAGGGTGTTGTTCGCAGCATTGTCATGAATGGCCTTGCCGTTCGTGGCGATGACCGCGGCACGAGAGCGACTCTTGCCCTTGGAGACTCGGGCGACGTATCCACCGCCGGACGATTCATTCGCGTCAGCGGCGATCCGGTTGGCGTGCTTCGCGAGCTCGGCTTCGACCTTGCTTCCTGTGCGGACCTTGGTGAAGCTTCCCTGCTTGTACGTGACCTTCGGCTTCATCAACCCTCCACTCGGTGGAGGTTGACGAGAATGCCGGGATCCCAATCGGATTGACCGTGGCTGTAGTTCTCGGGGTACCCGATGACCTCGTACTCGAGTCCGTCGAGGACGACCTTGTCCCTCGGACCCGCGGGGAAGGTGCTCGGTGCTGAGAGCTTGACGTCGATCACCACGTGGTCGTGACCGGCAACATCCGGCTCCGTGGACGCGATGGGCACCCAGCCGAAGACCTTGTACTGCTCGGCGGGAAGCCAATCCGGTACCGGGTTTCCACGCGTGTTCTTCGCGCCGGGGACGTACTTGCGGAGCCCGGCAACATGCCGGAGTTCGAACAACATCACGACCCCCAGAGCGGATGGTCGCCGGTCAGATCGACACCGCACGAGCAGTAGGTCGCGCCGAACACGAGCGAGCAGATCTCGTCGTGCAGACCGAACCGTCCCTGGGGAGCGGTGTCGATCGAGAACGCCTTGGACTTGCCCGTCTTGCAGAGATCCTTGAGAGCCTGAATCTCGCTGGGCCAGAGGATCGGCTTGCGCGGTTGCGAGGTGTCGACGGTCTGCGACATCGACATCGATCCGCGGGTTTCCGTCTGAGACACGATCGCGCCGGATCCGGCGTCATGTCGCCGCAGGATCGCTTCCCGCAGGATGGCCCTCACCGCGGAACGGTGGGGGAAGTCCACCGCCGCGATACCGGGAGCATGGGCCAGTGCCAAGCCTTCGGCGTCTTCGATCATCGCCTCTGCCTTGACCGGGTCGATCTCGGCGAAGGGCTCAAGGTCGTCGCGGGAAATGAACTGACCCATGTCGGCCTCCTACTTCTTCGGTGCCCGACGCCGAGGAGCCCGCTTAGTTGCGGACTCCTCGACGGGCTTGAATCCCTGGGGGATAAGGCGATCGGCCTTCTCAGCCGACACCGTGACGCGCACGCCCAGCGGGCTGATGAGCCGAGTCACGATCACGCCTCGTCGACGGCGTTCTTGATGACCGAGAAAGCGTTGAGGTCCATGACGGCCCAGCCGTAAACAACCTCAGCGCGGAGAGCGATCTGGTTGTTCGCCGCGAGGTCGCCCAGACCGTCGGGGTTACCGGCGGTGAGCATGCGGACCCCGATGTTGCGCTGTACGCCCCAGCGGATCTGCGAGAAGTCGCCGACGATCGCCTTGACGTTCGGGTTCGTGGTCGCGTACGCGCCACCAGCGATGGTCGCCTCAGGTGCGGAGACGGTGTCGGAGACCGATGCGTTCAGGCCCTCGAAGTTGGTGATGTTGGTGCCGAGACCCAGATCCGGGAACTTCTTGCGTCCGTCGGCGAAGCGGGCGGTAGCCAGGGTCCAGGCGTACGACGGATCGAGTGCAATGCCGTTCGGGACGAAGCCGTCCGCGACGATCAGACCGGCAGCGGTCTCGACCTCGATGTCCGCGCCCTTGTTGGCGTTAGCGGCGGTGCCATCGAGAATCTCGACGACGTTGGTCGTGTCGTAGATCTTCGCGGGAGCGCCACTCAGGGCCTTGCCGTCGATCGGGTTGATCGCGTGGTAGATGCCGAGGTCCAGCGCACGAGCGAGAGCCTTGCCGACCTCCTCGGAGAGCTTGGCGAGAACGCCGAGCTGGTAGTCCTCATCGGCCCACTGCACCTCTTCGTTGAAGCGAAGAGTTACCTGGGTCTTCTTCGGAGTGATGGTCTTCGAACCGAAGCCGACGTCGCTGCCGACCTTGGTTCCACCCTCACCGACGAACTGCGCCTTGGGCGACGTCGTGAAGGTCATGAGCTGGGTATCGCCGAAGAGCATCGGCTCGGAGCCGGACAGCGCGGCGACGGTCGATCCGGTCGATGCCTTCGACCAGATGCCGGAGGCGAGGTGCTTGGGGAGGCTGAAAGCCGAGGTAGCCAGAGAGGCCATGGGTGGGTTCCTTTCGGAGACTTAGCCGCCGAAGAACTCGCGCACGAAGGTGCGCTCTTCATTCGGTGTGGCGGTGGGATTGGTGCCCTCGCGGGGCACGTGATTGCCTTGCTTCTTGCGGTCGGATTCGCGGGCAGTGAGGCGCTCGGCCTGACGGGTGAGCGTCTCCTCGTCCGATCCGGTGAGGAGGTCGTCCGCGTCCTCGTCGCTGATGCCGTACTTCGTGGCGATGCGAAGCCGAAGCGCCTCGGTGCGGGCGGAATCCCGATCACGTTCGGCGGCAGCCAGTGCGTCCGAAAGTCGCTGGGACTCGGACTTGTTGGCGTCCTCGATCTCGGCGAGACGCCTTGCAGCATCAGCGTTGGCATTGGCCTTGGTGCGGTACTTCGCCGCTTCCTGGTTGGCCTTGGTCAACTTCTCGCGAGCCCAGTCAGGTAGTGCGTCTGTGTCGTGCTGAACCGCGTCCGCCTGGGACTGGTCCTGCGAATCGCCGGGCTGGATTGCGTTGTCGGACATTGATCTCTCCTCTAGAGAGGTGGATGAATCCGGGCACCTGGCCCGGTACGAATCGCCCACAAGAAGGCGGAATCCCGACCGCCTGGGTCAGGGAGAATGTGTTGGTGTCGCGCCGATTTCGGGCACGACACATCACCGGAACAACATGTTGTTGATCCGGTCGGGGAAGGAGAGAACTAGATGTTGGCTGCCATCCAGGCCTTCACACGGGCCTTGTCAGCGTCGGTGGAGTTCCGAAGGCTCGGGACGTAGGGCTTCACCGGGACCTCGAGCCCCTTCCACGCCACGGTCGCAACACAATTGCAGTTGTCATGACTGGCGAAGTCCGCGGTCTTCTCTGTGTAGACGGTCCCACGCCCGGCGAGTGTCTGACAGAAGATGCACCCACCGGAGGCAACGCGCTGCCATCCAGTGGCACCGCGGTCCTGGATCGAGGAGAAGGTGATGGTGTCTCGGGCTACGTCGGCGATCCGCATCTGCAGTCCGCCGTAGAGCTTGCTACGTACCGCGGACCAATCGACGTCCTCGGACGGCACACCTCTCCACGGAGCGGTAGCTACGCCTGCGAGGGCGTGCTCCCCACGGTCTGCCGTCCGGGCCGCGATGGCGCGGAAGCTACCGCGGATCTCGTTCGCCTCGCGGAGGTCGTCGTACCAATCGGCTGCCAGAGCTGCAGCGGCTTCGCCGTAGACGTCGACGAGAGCGGGAAGGAGGTCGTGGAGAGCTTGCTCTGCCTCGACCGCCGTCCTCACCGACGCCCACAGGGCATCGAGGTCGTCGTTCGCGATTGCCGCGAGCTCGGCGATGCCGGTACGAAGATCACTGGCCGATGGCATTCGGGTCCACCGCCTGGGTGTCCGAGGTCATCGCCTGGTTGCGGGCTTCGGCAGCCTGCTTGAGTGTGTCGAGCACACCGCGGCCGGCAAGCCGCCGCTTGTCGGCAAAAGCCCGCTTGATCTCCTGATCGCTGAAACCGGACTTCTCGAGACCGACCTCGGTCTCCGCGAGCCACGGGAAGGCTGAGATCAGCTTCATTCCGGCGTCCGCCTGGGCAGCGCGGGACTCGAAGAGCGGCGAGCGCCACTTGGTGTCGATCGTGCGCCATTCGGACGGGATCTCGGAGAGTCCGTTGGAGATCGCGAGCCCGCGGATCATCGACCTCCGAAGCGGCTGAGACCAATCGTCGGTCGCGCCTTCGGCCTCGGACACGAGTTCGTGCTGGGCAGCGTTGTACGACTCCGCCGAGGTCGGGTTGGCGAAGTCGGTGATCGCCACCGAGGTGTCCGGCAGGTTCGACTCGCGGGCGAACTGCTTGGCAAGAGAGTTCAGGTATGCGAGGTGTGGTTCTGGCGAGGACGCCGGGAACTGCTGGACGGAGGCTCGCTCGAGTCCTGGGAGTGCTTCCTCGTCGTCGGGAATTGCCTTCAAGCGTCCGAGCATGATCTCCCAGGTCGCCCGCTGCGAGCCGTCTTCGTTGACGAACATCGCCTCGTCCGCGCCGAGCAACCACATCTCCGGGAACGAGTACGTGTCCATGTGACCCTCGAGCCGGAGGGACTCGCGCACTGCTCGATCCTGCAGGCTCATCACCGGTCGAGAAATCCGGGACATGCCGAACGGGCGACCGAGGCGCTGCTTGTAGACCATCGCCTCGACTGGAACACCGAAACCGTGCTCGGAGCGGTCGACGGACCACTTTCCGCCGTCACGTTCGGCCACGATCGTTTCGCCGTCGAGGTAGAGCGCCATCGAGGTCGGGTTGCCTTCAGCATCGCGTCCCGCGATCGACAGAAGGTTGTCCATGCGCCGCGTGCGTGCATTCCAGTCGCCGGTCGCGCTCATCGCATCCTTGAAGTGGATGAGAGACTCCGGCTCACCGTCACCGCCGCGGGTGTTGACCGCAAACACCACACCGTGGATCAGGCCAGACACGATCGCCGAGTTGGTCTCGCTGTCGAAGAGGTTGTCTTCCCAGACCTCGCGAACACCGAGGCTGTCGATATCCCCATCGGCCCAAACGTATCCGTCGAGGCTACAGCGGCGGGCGAGGACGTCAACTGTCTTGGCCGTCCAACCCAGGACGAGTCCAGTCCGGTGGTAGATCGGAGGAATTACGTTGCCTACCTGTTGGATAGCGTGCTTGCCGTCGTAGTACCCCGCCCGCAGGAGATTCCGCTGCGACTTGCTCTTGAGCTGCTCGAGCAGTCGATTGACGAGTGCGTTCTCGTCGTCGGTGACGTCGGGGAGGTAGATCCGATCTGTCACAAACTCACCGCCCTTCGTCGGTTACTTGAGCGGGCACGTCCGCCAGAACGGCGGGTCGATCCGCTTGATGTCTGACCGGCGTCGTCGTCCGTCTGGACGCTGCGGCTCGATCGCCTGGTTGTGGAGGCTCCGAAGAGTGCCAAGGTGGCGCTCACGAGAGGGGCGATGTTCACCGTCTCGTCCTTGCGGTTCCAACCCCATCCGCCTGCAGTGCCGATGGGACGCTTGCGCGCACCCTCGAGGGCATCGTCGACAGCGTCTTGTCCGCCGTGGGTAAGGAGGTCGGATTGGATGGCGTCGAGGAACGCGCCGGAGGCCTTGACCATGTCGGTCGCGTTGGTCTGGTTGACCATGACCCGCTTGTTGCGGAGCGCGACGATCAGCGACGACGCCGGGGAGGCACTGTCGATGACGACGGGCATCCTGCGCTTACGCTTGACGGCCTGCACGATCCACGCCATCGCGGCGTTGGGATCGACACCGGCCCAGACCTCTTCGATGTGGGACGAGTCGCCTTCGCGCCAGCATGCCGCGATCGAGATGTGCCGGTCGTGGGACATGTCGACTGCGAGGGCATCGGGGAGGACGTTGGAGTTCGGTCCGACGTCCTCGAGCTCCTGCCACACCGATCGGCTTACGACTGCCTGGTGACGAGTGACCTCGTCCCAGATGCCGAGCGCTTCGCGTTCGAATGCTCCAGGTGTCTTCAGCGTCTTCTTCAGGCGGAGGATCGCACGGGCGGAAGTGCGGTGAGGGAAGGAAGGATTGGCCTTGCGCCACTGGTCACGGTCCGCAGGATCACAACCGCGATCCGCAGAGAACTCGATATAGAGGGTGTCGTCGGATTCACCGTCGATCGCTTCCTGGCGAAGTGCGGTGAAGTGCTCGCCCTCGTTCTCCGGTGTCGGAGGTGTCCCGATGACGAAGATGAGGGGGTTTGGGGAGGCGGTCGTGGTCGGGACCAGGTCATCCACCGCACGGGAGTGGAGGTGCTGTCCCTCGTCGAACACCAGGACGTCGATCTTGGTTCGCCCTCGTCCGGTGCCGGTTGCTCGTGCGTTGAACTCGATCCGGGATCCGTTCGCGAACTGGATCGTCTCGTTGCCGTTGGCACGAGTCACCTGTGCGACGTGCGGAGCGACCTTCGGCATCTTGGCGATGCCCTGCATCGATCGGAAGGTCTCACGGGCGGTGCTGAGGAGGTGTGCCGTCCAAAACACCTTGAGGTTCGGATGATTGATGCACAGGGCCAGGACGATCGCACCGACAAGGTAGGTCTTCCCTACCTGTCTGGGGACCGACATCACGATGGTGTCTGCTGCGTACTTGCCTGCAGCATTCTTCGCGAGGATGAGCCGTCCAGCTCCGTCCTGCCATTCGTCGAAGTCGAGGCCGAGCTGGTTGCAGGTATTTCGGACGGAGGGCCACCCGGTCGACACGATTCCGTCGGGGTGGATCAAGTGTCGGGCAAGTTCAGACAGCCGAGCCATCGAAGTCCTCATCTGGCGTGTCTGCGGCTTCGCCGATCTCGTCGTCCGACAGCTTCCGGTCGATAAGGTCGATGTCGTTCATGACCTCGATAAGTCGCTTCGACAGAGCCGCCAGATCTCGTGGGGGAGTCTCCGGGTCATCCACGGCTGCAGCGATTCGCGTACGCATCGCCACAAGGACTTCGCGTCGACTACCACCGGCTGCCGCCTGCTCGATGCTGTTATTGCCGGCCGGTGCCGAGGGGGAGTTGCGCTGGGGTCGAGGCATGGCTCCTCCTCTCGGGAAAGAAACTCACAGGGCTCGTGGAAAAAAAATTCCGGGGAGAGACGGTCGCCTACGCCGGAGGGGGCGACTGAGGCCCACCGAGGGGGACCTCCCCCTGGGTCCGCCAAGATCCCAGGTCAGAGACCCGCGTCGTCGCTCCACCAGTCACGCTCAGTGACCCACTGACGCCGTGGATCGAGCTCCGGCGGCAGGTTCGCGGCCTTGCTTGAGTTGCAGGAGCGGTGTGCCGCTGCCTTGTTCTCGAGCGTGTCCTCGCCGCCCTTGGCGAGCGGGATGACGTGGTCGACGACGAACTCGCCGGGATCCATGTACGGAGCCGAGTAGTCGATCGGCTCGTGGCAGATGTGGCAGTCCGGTCGAGACCGGGCGATCGCCTTGCGGTGCTTGTCTCGAGTTGTGGTGTTACGTGGTGCCACTCAGTCGTCCGCCTGACCGTCGTCGTGCAGGCGCGTCACGCAAGACCACGAGTCGAAGACGGCGACGTCGTCGACGAGGTCGACACCGTGAACGTGAAGACGTCCAAGCTGTTCGTCGATGGTCCAGCCCGGTGACTCGGGGAAGTTGAACTGCTGCAGTTCGTTCGCGAGATCAGCGAACACGCGGACACCCATGTGTTACTCCCTGCTGCTACATCCGACTCAGGTAGTCGAGCTGTTCGTTGAGTCGGTCGTTGACCCGATCCACCTGTTGCCGAAGACGTTCGAGGTGGGCCATCTGTCGCTCGTCGCTGTGGTCGGCGAACAGGTCGGTGTGCTCGTACAGAACTCGGGCGATCCGCAGCGAGCTCAGCGTCGAGATGATCTCGGACTCAAGGTCTTGTCTGGTCACGTCGTGATCGCCTCCGTTCGGAGGAAAGTTGAGGCCCCCGCCAGGAGCGCGCTGCGGAAGGAGGGGCCGCAGGGATGACGGGGGCTTTGCCTCCGGGCGCGCTGGGCAGCGGCAGGCCCGAAGGGAGTGGGACGCTTCATGAACCGCGGTGCGGTCGCCCGTGTGCGGGCAGCGTGCGTCCCAGGTCTGGAAATGCCAAAGGCGCGGTGCCTGAATTGTTCAGACAGTCCGCGCCTTACGGCTCTAGTATAGCAATTCGGGTGTGACACTCAAGTAATTCGCGACAGCTACCGAATCGGATTCAATTCGAGAATGTCGCCGAGCCGGTAAAGACCATCATCTCCTTTCTCGATTTTCCCTCGTTTTGCCCATTGGCGGACCGTTGCCGCCTTTAGAGGGCGGTATCCGAGCTTTTCGACCAGGGCCTCGATCTGGGCGGGGGACACCCGAAGTTCTTGTGCCCGAGCCCTTGCCTCGGTCACGCGCTCGTCGTCGACGACGGTGGACGACCGCTCCGGTGCGAGGTCGATCGCTCGCCAAACTCGGCGGAGCGCATCTCGGAGCTCGTCCAGCATCTCGTCGCTGCCCTCGGTCATCGCGAGTGCGACGACGTTCCGATCGAGCCACCTGGCGAGGGAGAGTGTCGAATCGTCTCCGTCCCAGGAGAGCCCGCGGTACTCGAGGACGTGACGCACCCACCCGACCAAGACACTCCGGAGATCCTCGGCGACCGTCGAAGCGTGGTCGTTGAAGAACAACGGACGCTCCCGGTACGAGCCCGAGGAGATCTGAGGACCACCGGATCCGACCCTGTCCCGGCGAGTGACCGTGATCGCGAGCTCCTCGACGAGTTCTGGAATTGTCTGCAGGAGCCGAAGGATCTCTCGCTGATCTGCATGGCTGACGTAGAAGCCGGTCTCCGGCTCGAATGGGTCCGACATTGTTTCTCCTTGCTTCGGGCGGCTTACGCTGCCCGGCGGTGCGTTTCGGGATTGATGGTGATCTGGGGGAGGATCTGGAATGCGAGTTGGCTTGTGTAGACGGTCGGAATCGCTTGGGCGAGTTCTCGCCGGGACATCCAATCGATGCCCATTGCTTTCCTGGCCGCGTCGACGCCGATGAAGTTGCCGACGACGTGCAGGAATTCACCCTCGACCGGAGCGCGGCCCATCTTGGTGATCCTCGCGGTGTGCTCCGGATGAGGCATGGCCTCGAGCTCGAGCCCGCCTCCGAACTCGAAGAGCCGATGGCGGTACGTCCGGAGACCGGGGAACATCGACCCGCACAGGAGGATCGGATCGATGAGCGGAGCACCGGGGACGTTTTCGATCAGGTATGGCTTCCCGATCTCGACGAGGAGATCCCTTGTCGGGCCGACGAGTTCCGGATGCTCGTTGCTTCGGATCACCTGTGCCTTCGAGTGGGCCTGGCAGGGAGGGCTCGCGTGGATGAAGTCGAACTCGTGCCCGTGCTCGGCGAGGTACTCGAGCGCGTCCGCCTGGACGAATTCGAACGGATAGCGCTTCTGTGGCCGGATATCGACGCCGACGACCTCGCACGCTCCGCCAAAGGCGTATCCCATCGAGGCACCACCGGCTCCGCAGAATGCGTCAAGCACTCGCATCGGGACACTCCTCACCGAAGTAGAGGCGTTCGGCATCTTTTCGTGCCGCTGCTGCTTCCTCCACGGTTGGAAAGCATCCGAGGTAAATACCCCTGCCGCTGACCGTGATCTGTGCCCGCCAAGGATTCCTTCCTGGCCGACCACGAGTAACGCCCCGCACACCGGAGGTGTTGTTGCGATTCAGGCTGTGCCGATTCACCTGATTGAGCTGAGCGCTGACGATCCGGAGGTTCTCCCGCCGGTTGTCCAGCTTGTTGCCGTTGACATGGTCGATGTGGTGACCCTTCGGAGCCCGACCCATCAGGATCGAGTGGACCGTCAGTGGTCCCGTCGCCTGTGTCGAGATGTAGGCGTATCCGTTGACTCCGATGTAGATGGTCGAGGGCTTGAGGCGCTCGTAGTCCTCTTCGTCGAGGAGGACGTCGCCAGCTTCGAGGTGCAAAGTTGTTGTAGACATGAGGTTTTGCCTTCTGAACTAGAAAGGGATGTGGGGGAGGTCAAGACCGCAGATCCGGGCGACGAGCTGCCCGACGGTCGGGATCATCCACACCGTTCCGTGGACCTCGTCGGCAGCGAAGAGCGGCGACGAAGCGCATTTGCCGGCCAGGATCACCCTGGCGGTCGAATCCCAATCCAGGTTTCGACGTCCGACGTACGAGCGGATCTCGTCGAGGGCGTGCGGCTTTCGATCGCCGAGGATGTCGAGCAGTGCAAGACCGTGCTCGCTGAGCAGTCCGCGGGCCAGGACCGCATCCGCCCCGGACATCCGGCTCAGCTCGACGCTGACGCCCGAATCCGCTGCCGGGGTGACGATCTGCCACGGCTCGGCGACGACGCCTCGACGGCCCACCTGGATCCGGACGGGCTCCTCCGGCTGGTCGGTCACGGGAGGATCGCCCAAAGCTGAGGTGTACGAGGATCCTCGTCGTGCATCGTGACGAGGCCTTCAAGAGTTGCGCATCGCCGAGCTGCCTCTCGGAGTGACCGATACAGAGTGCCGATCGTCTCGTCGTCCCGACGAACGAGGACCGCGAACTCTCCGTTGACTTTGGCTGTCCACTTGACGGTCGGCCAGGCGCACGAGGCGAACTCGAGGTGTGACCGGTGCGGACGTCCACATTTGCATTCGCTGATGACTGGGACCGATACGAGCGGGCTCACGCTGCACGCCCCGGTCCACCGGCCAGGCGTCCGTCCGGGACCACGAAGACGACGTGGTCTTGAGTGCACTCACCCTTTGCCGGGCAGAGGTGCCATCCTTGCTTCGACGCCTTCCGGGCGCGGCCCTCGGTGGCGTACAGGCTGAATCCACCTCGACGTCGTGGCGGCCAGCACCACCGAACGCCGTACGAGGCCATCTCAGCCCACTCGAGCTCGCGGCGATCGTCCCGGATCCATTCGAGCTTCTGGAAGCTCACGCATCGGACGAGTTCGTCTGTGGTGCGGTGTGTTCCGTCTCCGCACCGGCAGGAGGGGAAGACGTCGATCTCCTGGGCGCTCATCACTGCTCGCCCTCTGGATTCACCTTCGGCGAGTTGCGTTCCGCGAGGCTGTCCGCGGTGTTGCGGAGAGCGTCGAGCAACGCGATCTCGTAGTTGCTCCGTGAATTCGACATGGGGTAACTCCTGAGTTTCAAAAATTGAACGAAGCTGGAATGATTGCCCAGCGCCCGATGTATTTCGGGCTCGGATACCATTGTCCGTTTTCGAAAGCTTGGAAGCTACTGAAAAGTCGCACTTTCTCGAATCAATCTGGAAATACGAAAGCGGCCCTTATTCCGCAGAATTGCCGAATGAGGACCGCTTTTCGCTGTTCTGATTAACCGCCAAGGTCGGCGAGCTTCTGCCTCGCCTTCTTGAGCTCGTGGCTCGTCCAGATCAGCATCCCAAACAATGCGAATGCCGCGGAGCTCGTGACGACCCCGGCCCAGTTGCCGACGGCGAGGTTAAGGATGACCGTGCCCGTTGCGAGGATGAGGACAGTGCGCTCGGCCCAGCTCTCTTGAGACCACAACTTGCCGATCACTTCTCTTCCGCCCGTTCGAGCGTGCGGCGTACCGCTTTCAAGGCGTTCGTCGCGTGGATCCGATCCGGCATGTTCTCGATCTTCTCGATCTCACGTGTGAGGGCACCCAAGTGGTCGGCGGTCGTCAACTCGACGCCAGGGCGAGGCACCGGAGCCGGACGGTCGGCCATCTCGCCCCACTTCAACGGCTTCTCGCCCCACCCCAGCTTCTTGTCCACCTCGTCGAGCGAGACGGCGGGTCCGCCGATGGGCGGCATCTCCGGCGTACGCCACTTCGCCTTCGAGCGGTGGCGCGCGAGTTCCTCGTCGCTGTAGCCGTCCCATGTGCTCCAGTCGAACTTCCACTCACCGGCTTCGTTGCGCTTCCAGTGCTTTTCCATGCCCGCGTGGGGAGGGAGGGTTTCGTCTTTCTCCACCGCCAGGATCGAGCTCAGCGGGCCAGAGAGGGTCTGCCCGTCTCCGAGCTCGATCCTGAACTCCGCCGACGTTTCTTCTCCGTTGGGTTTGCAGTAGCTAACCCAAGAGAGCGGTGTCTCCGCAGGGTCATACCACTGACCGTCTGTGAGCAGGATTCGGGTGATTTGGTTCATCGACCTGAGGTATTCGCGATGCATGTTTCTCCTTGATGCGAATTGGATGATCGGAGAACCGATCCGAGAATGTTCCGGACCCCCATCCGGAATTGAATCCATTCTCTCAATGCGCACCATTGGAGTCCACTGAAAGCCTGCCGTTCTTCGTTTACATTTCGATGAATGTGTGACGCTGTCCGTACCTCCGGACAGGCGACTCGATCTCGCCGATGACAAGCGTCGCCGTTCTGCCGAACTCTGTCAGACCGCGGTGTTAGCATCCATCCGACTCGCAAGGGGGAGTTGCGAAGCGGGAGTGGGGGATTCGCCGCGGCTGACGAACGTCAGCCGCGCTCGCAACTGGCTTCCATGCTCTGTGCCGCCCTCGGCGAGCCCACGAACTTCCCACCAAGAGACAGGATTACGTACCGTGTCGAACTCAACTCCGTCCAGAGAGCGCATCGCCGAAGCTATCAAGCGGGCCGAAGCCGAGGACGTCAACGTCTACAACCTGCACTTCGCGGGCTGCCAGATCGACGGACCGCTCTTCCGGATCGGCAAGCTGTCGTATCCGATCACCGAGGTGACCGCTGAGTACGAGGTCGGAGCGCACACCACTTCGTCGCGTACGACGGTCACTCGTCTCGTTGCGGGACACATGATTGCCGGAACTGGCGGAATGCTCGCTGGAGGTGCGGCGAAGAAGGTTACCGACGACACGAAGGTCTTCCTGACCGTCCGCACTCCGGACGGGCAGGTACACCTCAAGGATGCACCGACCTCGGACGACGCTGAGGGTCGTCAATTCATGGCGAACCTCGAGATGGCGACGAAGCGAGAGTGGCCCATCACCACGAAGCTCGGGACGACGCTTCCCCTGGACGAGAGTTCGGTGCGGGAAGAAGCGGGTTCGGTCGTCGGGATCATGGCGGGACTCGTCTTCGTCCTCCTGATCGTCGCCGTCAGCTTCTCCTCCGCGGTTCGGGACAACCTCGGTCCGATCCTCCTGGTCTACACCTGCGTCTTCGTCGGCTACCCGATCATCCGGGCGTTCTACCGGATGGGTCGAGCGAAGACGGACCGGCAGTGCATCGAGATCGTCAAGGCATCGCCGGGGGAGTACCTGCCCTAGACGCCCATCACCGGGGGCGTGACAGGATCTACCTGAAGGCCCGAGCTTGCTTCTGACAAGCTCGGGCCTTCGTCGTCTCGATCAGGCTGCTCCGCCGCACCGCTCGACGAGTTCCATCTAGCCGCAGCGGCTTTCAATTCCCGGCGAAGTGTGACGGTGCCGGCCGATGCAGCGACGAAAGCCGGACCCTCACCCGAAGGCGAGGATCCGGCTGGTCGTGCGGCCCCTCAGTTGCCTTGTGGGACCATGGAGAGCGAGACCGAGGGTGCTACCGACACCCTCGGTCTCTTTGCGTTCTAGCGGCGCTTCCGCCGGGACTTCGGCCGCTTCCGGTTGCTCGACCGCGCCGCTCGGTTTCGCTTGTTCTCGTAGTCGGCGAGGAACGGACAGTCGTCGTCGTGCACGACCGTGAACATGTAGACGCCGGGGACCTGAGGGTGTTCCTTCACCGTCTGGTGCGGGTCGTCGCACTGGTCGCACCCACCGGGGATCCGGTGTCCGACAAGTGCATGGAGGGTGGTCGAGAGGTCGCTCATGGTTGTCTGTACTTTCTTCGATTCGTTGACTGCCGAGGTACGGCAGGAAGGTCCTCGACCCATTCCGTCCCCCATTCCCCCTATATAGGGGTGGGAATGGGTGGGACTACTCATTCCCGGAATGGGTGGGAATGGGTGGGAATGGGTCACGACCTGGGGATTTGACGATCCGGAGCGGTGTCGAACCGCCTGGGAATGGGTCGAGCGGGAATGGGTCGCCCGACCCCCTCCGGAATGGGTCGTCAGGACCCTGGTGTGGGGTCGTCGGGCAGTGGGGGCCACGGTGCGATGCCGTCCGCCGCGTCGGTGACGAAGTGCTGCTTCTTCTTCCGTGCGCCGAGTTCGATCCGGACCAAGCCGCGCTCGTGGGCGAGCCTGCTGGCCGCGGTCATCTCCTCGTCTCGGAAGTCGACCGGCTTGTTGTCGCTCACCTTGATGCTCCTGAGCCACTGGGTGAGCTCGGACATCCCGTAGCCGGGGTGACGGCGAGCGCCCTCGACCAGGTACGGCAGGAGCGTCTCCGCCCGCTCGTCCTTCTTGGCCTGCTTCTTCTGCGTCCGCTCCTCCTCACGACCGCCGAGGTGGGACACCGACAGCCGGTGTGTCTCCGGGTCGTACAGGAGTTGATCCTCGTCGAAGTGGACGTCACGTCCGGTTGCCCGGACGTACCGTCGATCGTTGTCGTCGCGCGTCAGGTTGATGATCGAGTCCGCCCAGTCCTCGAGCGCAGACGCTCCGCGGGTGCGTTCCTGGTTCCAGCCCGCGTGAACGGGGAGGATGACGTCTCGGACTCCAGCCTGTTCGCGAGCGAAGAGGTCCAGGTTGACCAACCACCGTCCGACTTCGCTCGAGCTGTTCTGGTCGGTACCGGTGAAGGCCCGCCCGAATGGATCCACGATGAGCGCTTCGACGTTGTGCTGTCGCAGGAGCGCGGCGAGACGAGCCTGGTCCTCCTCGTGTCCCAGAGGGTTCCGGCGACCGCGAAGGTTGACGATGAAGAACTTGCGGCGATCGATACCGACGGCGTCCGCCCAACCTGCGGCCTGGGCGGGTGAGACCTCGAAATTGAGGATTGCGACCTTGGCATCCTCGGCGACGGGGTCAACGTCGAAGTAGTTCAGGAACGGTTGGCCCGAGATCAGGCTGTGCGCCAGGTTCAGGACGAAGGTCGTCTTGCCGGTCTTCCGTGCGGCGACGATGATCGTGCCAGCATCCGCGGGCACGAGACCCGCGATGCGATTCGGCGGCTCAGGCTCGCGTTCCAGCATCTCCTCGAGCGTGCCCGCGTCGAACGGCAGGTCGGCAGAGTCGTCGATCGACCGGCGGTAGTCGGCGACGAGCTTGCGGCTCTCCTCGTTGACCCAGATGTCTCGCGCCTTGTCCCGCACCGCCTGGCTGGGGTGGTCGAACTTCGGCATCGCCGCGGTGATCCGCTCCTCGGCGGACGGCTCGACAACCGGTGGCTCGTCGTCCCACTCGGGCACGATGTTCGGAATCTCGAAGTCGAGGCGTTCGTCCTCTTCGAAGCCGATCTCCTCCGCCAATGTGCACGGGTTGAAGTTGTCGCACGTGGGGCAGGTCATCGACGCGATTCCGCTCGAGGGTGGACCGAGGTGGTCAATCGTGACGACGTCGTCGCGACAGTTCGGGCAGTCGAAATGGATCCTGAACTCTTCGAAGGTGTTCCTCTCGCTGGGATCCATGTAGGGCATCGGGAGCGGGCGTCCGCGGTCCTGGGCGAAACGCTTGAGCCTGTTGACGCCGTTCTGCATCGAGCGCGGGAGGTCGTCTGTCGTGATGTAGTACCGCTCGGTGGCCGGATCGCCGTTGTCGGTCGAGGATGTAGTGGAGTCGTTCATGCTTTCCTGCTTAAGTTTTCGAAGATCGTGGATCTGTTTGAAGGTCACCTCAAACCGCGAGGGTGAAGACGCCGGGGTGCCAGTGCGTGGATTCGTGCTCTTCGCGGGAGAACAAGTCCGATACGGGCGGGTAGGAGAGGAACACGCCCGTGATGCCGGGGTCGTAGGGTGTGGCGCTCGAAGACGCCATGCGGACTCGAGGGTCTGCCATCACCGTCCGCATCGCCAGGAGGAACTCCGCGCTGCAGTCGAACCAGATGACGATGTTGCGTCCGTCCGCGGAGTAGAGGTTGAGATCGCCGTACGGATTGATGCCGAAGTGGTGCTTGAGGATCAAGGCGCAATCTAGGAACGTCAACTCACCTTCGGCGCGAATGTGGTGCACGACGTGCTCGACGAACAGATGGGGGACGAATTCCTCAAGGGCCAGGCGCTCGGTCTCGAGGATGCTGATTGCCTCCTCCTGGACGGCCTTGGCTGCGGGGGTATGGAAGATTGACATGTTGTTTCTCCTTTGACTGCTTGGGGTTTCGATATGAGGTGGAGCGTGTGAAGGTTCAGGTGGACTTGGCGGCTTCGCGGTCCCGCCGATGCTTCGGTTCCTCGGACCGTGCCTCTGCAGCGGCTCCGCTCGTGACCCACTCGAGGACGTCGGAGTAGAGGAACCGGACGCCTCCGCCGACGCGATGGCTCTTCGGACCGTTGCCGTTCGCGATCATCCGGTTGAGGGACGGGGCCGTGATCCGGAGGTACGCCGCCGTCTCCTTCTTGGTCATCAAGAGATCGACGGTGTCGGGGAAGGTGGAGCTACTCATGTGGAATCCGTTCAGGGAGTGAGGCCCGGCGAGGGCCGTTATCATTCTGTGACCTGAACTAGATTGCATCTCCGCTCGCCTCGATGCAAGCAGAAACGTGCCGGATCTTGTCCCGAAATGCTCAGTGCCCCAAGCTGGTTCGGTATCACTCTTCGGAGGATTTGTAATACCTGCAGATCAAGACGGGCGTCGGCGGGGCTCCGCGCCGAGGCGAGAACCGATAGGTGTGACGGATCTAACACGCGAGCGGACTTGTCTCGGGTCGCCCGGAGGTGGTTGCCGGCCTGTAGATGCATCCTCAAATCGGCTGCACTGCAGCGGTTCCGAGACATTAGAAGGCCCGACCACCTGATGGTGATCGGGCCTCTGTACGTCTGTGGCTAGCTTGTCGCCGGGTAGCCGTCCGGGGTGTATCGAAGTTCGACGGAGTCCAGGTTCAGCGGGAAGTCGAAGCGGGCGTACTTTTCGTACATTTGGCCGTGCTGTTGGCAGACGTGCCGATGCTCGCCACGCTGACAGCGGCGACGGTACGGGCAGCCGGTGATCCCGCACATGACGACGGGAAGCTTGTCCGCGGGCGGATACGGGACGGGCATCAGGTCTCCTCGCGTTCGACGGGTCGCCGGAGCTTATCGGGTGATCGGCCCCGTCGAAGCGGTTCGAAGATCGTCGTCGGCGTGAGCGGGCTGGCTTCGATCCCCACAGCTCTGGCCAGCCACTTTGGGGATCCCCCAAAGTTTCCGGGAAGTCCGGTCCGGGTCAGGAGAACTTCGAGCTCTCCCGCTTCGGCGCGTACCTGTTCGGACGTCTCGGTGTCATCCTGTGTGATTAGGCTCGAGTGGAGCGGTCGCAGGTTCGAGTTTCGGAGGTGGGCGGTGGCGGGACGGCCAGGCTTGGAGATCGGCCAGATCGGCGCGATCAAGAGGACCAAGATGCCTGACGGGCGCTGGCGGGCGAACGCTCGGTACAAGGGCGCGGACGGTGTCGTTCGCAGGGTCCAGAAGTTCACGCCGCCAAACACGAAGGATCCTCGAGGCGTCAGGGCGGAAGAGGCCCTCGTCGCAGAGGTCAAGTTGCTCGTGGGGGACGTCTCGGACGGCGAGATCTCCGGCGGAACCAAGCTCTCGGTCCTTTGCGAGCGGTACGTCGCCGAGCTGCCGAAGTCGGGAAAGTCGGCACGGACGATCGACACATACACGAGGGACGTCGGCATCCTCGTTCCTCGACTCGGTGAGTTCCGGGTCAGGGAAGCGACCGCCCAGCGCCTCGGCCGGATCCTGGACGAGATCGCGGGTAAGCATGGCGCGACGACCGCCAAGCGTTGTCGGACAGTCCTCGCCGCGGTCCTCGCCACAGCGGTCAAGGAGGGTGCGGTCGGACGCAATCCGGTCCGTGACGTTGAACTGACCCGCAGAACGAAGAAGGCGAAGGAAGCGACTCGAGCACTGACCGCCGAAGAGCTCGCGCTCCTGATTCACCGCCTGAGGACGTCCGAAGAGCCGCTGCCGGTCGAGAGGAGGGCGAAGAAGGCGCACACCACGACAACTGTGTCTCGGTGGGCTGAGGCCGTCGATCTGACCGATGTCATCATCACGCTCGCCGGGACGGGCCTACGGCGATCTGAGGTCCTCGGCCTCAAGTGGACGGACCTCGACCTCGACGCCGGAACGTTGACCGTCAGCGGTCACGTCGTGCGGGCGAAGGGTCGCGGTCTGATCCGCGAGAGCGAGGCGAAGACGGTCTCGAGCCTCCGCACGATTGCACTGCCGAGGTTCGTGATCGAGGCTCTGAGGGCTCGGCAGGAGGATGCCGAGAAGATGGCGGCGTCGGTGTCCGCCGATGTGATTTTTGCCTCGCGGATCGGCACGTTGCGCGATCCGGACAACCTCAACGGGCAGTGGCGTCGGATCCGTGACGTGCTCGGTTTCGACTGGGTGTCGACCCACGATTTTCGTCGAAGCGTCGCGACCCGATTGGACGAGGCAGGGCTCTCGCCGCGAATCGGTGCAGACGTACTCGGCCACGCGAAAGTAAGCATGACCTCGGACGTCTACATGGCTCGGAGTCGAGTGCACAAGATCGCCGCCGACGCGCTCGCGCTTCCGCGTGTCGCCGAAAGCGTCGAATAA